GTTTGTTAGCTGTGCACTGTCACGATCGATTGCATACTGCCCTCCAGTCGGGAATGGGATTTCGACAACGTAACGGTTTGCACGTGCAAGACCACGTGTTCGGACTTCGGAGATGAATTTGCTGATCATTTTACAGTCTCTGCCCACACTTGTTGTTTTGATGCTCCAACGAATCGCTCGACTGGCAACATCATTGCAGTTGCCCAATCCGCAGCATCAATCTTCTTCAACGGCGTTTGAATGTGGTCAACAAGATACCGATGAACGCAAGGTTTAGCAAGCTGATATCGCGATGCGCCTTGAATTGTTGCCCAACTGTACTTCAGCTTTGTGTTCTCATTCATTAGTTTGTTACTTCTGAAGTCCATCAATCGATCGAGCAAACGAATTCGCATTTGGTACGGCAAATAGTGAAGATTAAGCGCGATGAACCCGTCATTGAGACGGCGAAACGGAAACACGAGTGGAAACATATCCCAATACGGCAGCTTATCCTGCAGTTTAGCATCGTACATAAACAGATACAGCTCGCCGGGAACAACACGTGACCTATTCCTTTCAGCAGAAGAATTGATCAATCGAATCGGCTGGATCTGCTGTTTGGTCAGCAGCGTGACCTGTTGTTGAAACCAGCTCTTTGATTTCTTGACAACATCTTGAAGTTGATAGCGGTTGTTCTGAAAAATGTCGGCGTATGTACTGCTCATGCTGTTATTTATCTGGTAGTTAGGCGAGAAAGCACGCAACCCTCAGTTGCCCAATTGTGCCCAAAAATAAAGTTGACGGCGATGTTGACTGTGTAGATAATCGACTATGTCGGCCGTTGAGGGTATACTTAGTTCTAAATACTCAATGCATGCTAACGTTAGCAATTGCTGATCTTCAATTACTTAGCAACGTTGCTAACATCAATTGATCTCTTGCTAGCAATCTACACAATTGTATCCACTGTGCCCGGCAAAATACAGCTGTCATTGAATGTGTAGATAATCAACATATCAACCGTTGACGTACTGTTGCTTGCTTGTTTTCAGCCCCAAGTGATACTCAGTGATGATCATGAACTGATAGCCGCGGTCTTTACAGTATTGTGTTGCAGCTTTCCACTTAGCACTGTTCTTGCCCCAAGTGATCACCTCTTGTAAGTATCGCCTGGTTTTCCTCTTTGGAACAGCAGGAGGACGTGTTTGAACATCTGGTTTGATTTCAACTAGATATGTCTTTATCTCGCCACTGCTGTCACGAACTTGTATCTTGAAGTCAACAAAGTACCGATGAACTCTGTTGTCAGATGGACAGACATACGGAATGATTGTTGTCTCGGAAGACCACTTGACAACTGCTGGGTTGTGATCACACCAGATTGCAAACTTAGTCTCCCACGAAGATCTCATTACTATGTCAGTTGGATCGCCAACATACTTCTCCGGGTGTACAGGTTTGTATTTTCTCTTGTGAAACATCGTGTTTGAACATCCGATCACGCATTGTGCAGTTGATCAGATGTTGGCGAAATTGTTGTGCTATTGGTGATCACCGGCATAAATATACTGGTGATATCACGTTCAACAAACTATTTATAACCAATGGCAACAAGCAAAACGCCGCGTGCTCCAGTAGCGAAAGCATACGACAATCGGTTTCAAGTAACTGGAACGACATATCCGTCGGATCTAATGGATCCGACCGCGCCTTATGGTGGCAACTATGTTATGTTCCGTATCAACGTCCATCAAGACTCTTTCATATCAAAAGAAGACGGCAATGATTCGTTTATTCCACCGGGAACGCTAGATCCATCACGACGCAGTGATGTTGCCGGTAAGTACAATGCCGCTGAGATATCTGCGGCATATGGTATAGCTGTTGGTGCTGCCGGCGCGGGGCTAGCAAAAGTTGGCACCACCGCGGTTGGCGTTGACATCTCAACTAAAGGAGCAGTCGTTGCCGGCGGCATTGCCGGTATTGCAGGAGCGATATCTGCTGTTGGAAAAGCAAAAGCAGACTATCGCACTATGAAGAAGGCGATATGCCTGTACATGCCAAACGACCTTTCAATCAGGTATGGTGTGTCGTGGGATGACACGTCTCTTTCGACAACTGCAGCTTTGATGTCTGGTTCTGAGAATCTTGGCGCTGCTGGCTTAAAAGTTGGTGCTGGTGTTATTGGCGGCAGGATTGCAGCAAAAGCTCTTGGGCTTGGTAAAACATCAACGGCGATCGCATCTGTGCTTGGAGGAGCAATTGGAGCTGCAACCGCATCGAATAATATCAGTGAGATGGATTCAATTGCAACAGCACAAGCACTAAAGGTTCCCGGCGCCGGTGAGATGATGTCAAAGTCTGCGGGTCTTGTTGCAAACCCGAAGAAAGAGCAGATCTTCAAGCAAGTCGACTTTCGTACGTTCACGTTTAGTTATCAGTTCTTCCCGCGGTCTCAAGACGAAGCACAAGCAGTTATCGAGATCATCAAAGAATTCAAGCTGCACATGCATCCAGAGTTCAGAGACCAGCAACAGTTTCTATACATCTTTCCGTCCGAGTTTGATATCGTATACTACACAAACGGAAAAGAGAACACAAATCTCCACCGCCATACATCATGTGTGTTGACGGACATGAACGTATCTTACGCGCCGCAAGGAGTGTATACGTCATTTGCGAATGGAATGCCAACGCAAATTACAGTTCAACTGATGTTCCGCGAGCTCTCTTTGTTGACGAAGCAAGACATTGCAAACGGGTACTAATCATGTATTTCTCGAAGTTTCCAAAGATCTTTTACGAGTTTGACATCGGCAATCAAACTGTTCTGAAGCCAGTGACGGACATCACAACAAACGTTCGGTTCCGTAAACAGATCCTCAGCAACATTACACTGTATGATCTGTACGACATCAAAGACGGCGAGACGCCGGAGATTCTTGCCGACCGAGTTTATGGATCGTCGCAATATCACTGGGTGATTATGCTGGCAAACGATCGGTACGATTACGTCCGTGATTGGCCAATGCACTCAGACGTGCTGGATCAATACATCGCAAGTAAATATACGCCGCAACAGTATGACGAGCCACACCACTGGGAGAAAGACGGCTATATTGTCGATCCGGACGTAGTTGGCAGTTATCCAGTGTCAAACTGGCAGCATGAGGTTCGCAACAACGACCTCAAGCGTCGGATCAAGTTGGTTAATTCCGCATTGGTTAAGCAAGTACTAAAAGACTTCTCTGCTCTGGTATAATACGGTATGATAAATGGAGAAACGATTCATAACGCTGGTGACGTTGATATTGTCGACGTTACTATTGTCACGTCTAATGGATTCGCGCAACCGATCACTCCGCAGGTAATTGGAATTGAGATCTACGAGGACATCTTTGCGAACTTCATTACCGGCAAAGTAATGATCAAAGACTCGCAGGAGCTAACGAACCTGTTTCCGTTGATTGGTGAAGAAGTTGTTCGTATACACGTTCATACACCAACACTTGACGACAAAGAAGACTTCAACAACGAGTTCTTCATATACAAGCTCGACGACCGGTTTAAGGTCAAAGATCGCGAATTGATCTACGTTCTGCACTTCATCTCGAAAGAGGCTATCGTCGATCTTAACAGAAAGGTTTCCCGCGGGTTCAAAGGAAACATTGCGGACATTGTTACGCAAGTCTGCAAGCAAGAGCTGCAGACAACGAAACCACTCGATATTGAACCAACGAAAAACAGCACTCGGTTCATAGCTAACTTCTGGAACCCAATTCGATGCATTCAGTGGGTAACTGATCAAGCAGTTAATGCTGTTGATAGCCCATCATACTTGTTCTTTGAAAACAACTACGGATTCCACTTCCGATCGTTGACTTCGTTGTATCAAGGCACGCCGATTAAACAAAGATTCATCTGGGACAACTACACGTCCGATGTTGACAACAGCCAAGGTGCTGGTGGTACGTCGTATCGTTCAATTGATAAAGATTACCAGCGGATCCTTGAGATCGACATGCAAAATGGATGGAACTACATTGACCGTCTGAAGTCCGGAATGTACGGATCGCAGATCATCTACTACGACATGTTTACTCAACAGTATGTCCACAAAGGATATGCTCCGAAGTGGGATCCGAGCAAATCGTTGAATCCGTATCCGTTGTGGACCGACAAAGTAATATCAAATACTCGTGCTGTTTTGATTCACGATCACCAGTATCAAGGAGCGTTTGATGATTACGGTGATGTGTCGAACACGAAGATTCGTCAGCAGCGTCGCTCTGTCCTTGCGCAGGCGGAAGGATACAAACTAACGATCAACGTAATTGGCCGTTGTGATTATCATGCTGGGCAACGCGTTTACGTTGAAGTTCCGCTAAACAAGCAGCTTACAAAAGACGATCCAGAGTACCTCGACAAGTTGATGTCTGGCAACTACTTGATTGCAGCAATATGTCACTTCATCAACCGCGAAAAGCATGAGTGCACAATAGAGCTTGTTAAAGATTCCTATATGCGAGAGCTTAAATGATTGAACATACCGGCGGTCAGTTTTTTGTTGGTGTCGTTGAGGATCGTAATGATCCTCTTAATTGCGGTCGCGTTCGCGTACGTGTAGTTGGGCTTCACTACCACGACAAAGCAGTTCTTCCAACGGCAGATCTTCCGTGGGCAATGATTATGCAGCCCGCAGCTGGCGGCACTAGTGTTGCAGCTGTCGGTCCTGCAGAGGGAACGACTGTCATTGTTATATTTGAGGACTTTCCGGAGTGTCAGTATCCAATCGTCATTGGTACACTTGCCGGCATACCGCAACAAAAGCAAGTCAACGTTGACAAGTTTGAAGATCGTCCTGTATGGAAGGATGATATCACTCCGCAGGGCCGGCCAATGCCAACAAACGCCGCTGAGGCAACAGGCAATCACGGCGGCGGACCGATTGATATCAGTACCCCAACGACACCATCGTTAGCCGGGATTACATCAACAGGCAATACAGTTCAATCATCGAACTCAATTGCAAACCCCGCACTTGCGACGATTGTACAATCGTCGTTTGCAAACAATCCAGCAACATCACGCGATCTGATATCATCAATAATTGATCCAGGTGCGAGCACTCTCGGCGCGGTTGGTGGTATCCTTGGCTCTGTCAACCAAGTTGGTGCAACGATCAACATCGCAAAGAATCAGTTTGAGTTGCTAGCAAAGACATACGGCAACTTCGATGTTGCGGTCAAGCAATTTACAATGATTGCTTCCCAGAGCGGCGCTCTTGGAAATGCTCTCGCCGCTGTATTCAACGGTCAAGCATCGCTCAAAGCAATTGCGCAGAACTTTGGGTTTGGCATTGCAAGCATACAGTCTGCAGTTGCCGGGATTAAGAACGCAAAAGATATCTCCGGCGTTCTCAATAACGCTGAGATTGCAATCAATCAAGGCGAGTCGTTGCTTGGCAGTATTTCCGGAACAGCTAGTGCCGTTGCAAACGAGTTCAATCAACTGTCGGTGGACCGGACGATTAGTTCGATTGCTAACAGTGCAACGAATGTCGCGCAACAAATTACAGGCGAGGCTGCTGGCACGGCAAGCGCTGCTGCTAATAGTATGCAACGTGTTGCTTCGATGCTTGGACTTGGAAACATAACCGGCGATTTCCAGGATTTGCTTAGCTCGGTTAACAAGGTATTTCAGTCGCCGGAGAAAGTTGCTTCTGTTCTTAACGGCGAGTACTCAACAAAAGGTCCGGTTGCGACGAATGCCGGCAACATCGTTGTTCTAACTGAAAAAGATCCAAGTTCGGTTACGCACGCCGACTTTGCAAATGTTCCGGAGGGATCAACTCCTCCGATTAACGGATGCTATGGTGGTCCAAACTATGGCGGCGCTTCTCCTGTACTTGAAAAGCCAAAGCTAG